CTACAAAGAATTGGCCTGTTTTAGGGTGATGACCGAATACAATTGATGGTGAACCATCATATTTCATCGTCAAGTTACTGCTTTTTGCTTTGGCTTTCATGTGTTCATGTGCTTGATGTAACGCACCAAATGCATGTTCAAAGCCCTCGTGGCCGTGCATCAATGGACGATCTTCAGCATGATGGATGTGTTTTAGCTGACGAACATCGTCCGTAGCTTCTTCTTTTAAGAAAGAAATAAAAGATTTCATTTTTACCCTTTAGACTTGCAATACACTATGATTGCCATGAGAGTATTTATATAACTTCTCGGTTTATAGTTTTTTTGTGTGGAGAGTTTGGGTTCGATACATAGTCAGTCAAATTGCATAAAACCTGTTGAAGAAATCTGGCATTTGAATCCCATCACATCCCTCTCTTTGAGTTTTGATATATTCATCAACTCAAACGTACAATGTTCCAAGTCTCGACCAGTACGTAAGCAGTGATTAACCATCTTACGCATCATTTCTTTGGTTTCTGGAATTAGAGTGTGGCAAAATGAGAATATTCTGGTGTCAACCAACTGTAAGTCTTTTGACATCCATGAGTCTACCCTTCTTTTGAAAACATAATTACCCATTAATGTAGGATCATTATAGTCTTCAATATTGAAATCGTCAGTCAAAACTCCTCTGCCTGTCAATTTGAAAACTCTTTCTATATTAGGTAAATTTAGTTCCTCAATCATATCTAGAGTGACAAAAAGACTATAAGCCTCGGCTGGACTTTGTAACCCTTGCTTTCCAAGCTGGATTATATCAGAATTTTCTGAGTTTTTCAATAGATAGTCAACTTTTGGTGCCAAAGAATATAACATTTCATTCGGAACAGGATCTGGAGAAGATTCTGCAAGAACAATTATAGAATCTGGAACTTTATTTCTAATGGATTCCAAAGTTTCTAAAGTTTGTTGATACCTCGTTTCTAAAGGTATTACACTCCGAAAAGAGTTCAATGCAGATGTTACAATGAACAGATTGCTCATTATTTGTACCAATACCAAACATCACATTCTGTTTCCAAGATTTCTTTACCAACAGAAGCGGCAAACTCCAACACGGCTTTGTGTACGCCTGGAATTACTCTAAAATCATGGCCTGAGAAGATGCCGCCTGGCTTAACTTTGGAGTAATAATTGTTGCAGTCAATCAATACTTGTTCATATGTGTGTAGGCCGTCAATGAATAAAACGTCTAAGGAGTTGTCCTCAAACTGTCCATGTACATTGTCAGAGAAGTCACGAATCATCTCAAATCTGTCACCATATGGAGCCAAACGGCGCATAGTTTTATCATAGAATTCTTGACGGTCATTCAAGAAGTTGCCATTCCAATCCAAATAGTTTTCATATGGATCAATAGAAACAATCTTTAGACCAGGATTACATTGTAACAACCATTCTGTTGTGTCACCTTCGGAACAACCAATTTCAACTACAAAAGGTTCATGCATTGGTTTAACAAGTTCACCTAAACCATGACCAGAACTCTTTTTCATACCATAAAATTGTTGTGTGACTGTGTTGAATGTAATAGTATCGCTCATAATTTCTCCGCCGTATTAAAGTTTTTAAAAATCACAAAAGGATCAAGTCCTAGCTGGTGATCTGGTATTCTGTGTTGTTCAAATAGTTCTGGATTTTGTGTAGCACAAATCAACATCATTGTTTGGTCATCATCCATTAGTTTATTTGCATATAACAAGTCAAATGCGCCAAACATTTTGTGTTCCATAACTGGCCAAAGTTTCTTGTGTGCCACAATCTTTGCACCTAAAATATGAACATCGTTTGTTGCAATAATGTTTTGTAATGTGTTTCGTTGGTCTAAATCTTTGTATGCGAACAAATGAATTTTTGTTGGATCAAAATCATAGGACCATTCCAAACTTTTAGGTAGTGTATGCTCACCTCTACAATAACCAAAGTCTAACCAGGCTGCCAGGTTATTAGATACCAGGCCTGCATCAATAGCCATATTAACGAAGTGAGATTTAAGTAGATTGACTAACACATATTTTTGACTCCAATACTCAGGATTTTTTATCTGGCTTGGATGAATCATTTGTTTGAAGTTGACACTCTCTTGAATTCCAATAATCTTACTTGTGTGTGTTGAAAAATCATTGAAAGGATCATACTCGATGATCTTAACTTTTTCACTAATTTCTTTTAGACGTTTACCAATATCTGGAGTTGTCACTACAATAAGTTCATTGTTCAGTTTAGTTAAATGCGTGAAGCGTTCGATGTAAGTATCTGTAGAACGTTGGAGATAATGTGGCAAACCTTTATCTGGTGTCCAATCACCACGACCAATATCATAAAATGCTGTCACAATGCTAATATTACCCATATCAATAACCCATTCTTGTTTTGATGAAATCTTCAACTTCTTTATCACCCTTTTGTTCTTGTCTTGGAACAAACAGTGCTTTCTGTCTCTTATTATCTAGGTCAGTAGTAGGAATGAGATAATAGAGTGCGAGACTCTTTCTATATTCACCATCAGGAGCAGTAATACCTTCAGTAACACCATGCCAAGAATTTTGTGTAGTGTCAAACACTATTGCACGATTAAAAATTGGTGCATAAGAACTAATCAATTCTTTTGGTTGACTTGTTATGCTATCATGTGACCACATTCCTAAGTTACCACCCCATTCTTCTTTCCAATTAGGATTCAAATACACAATAATGTTCAACTTACGTTTCATGTCCAATTTAGGATGAATATCATAGTCTAAATGTACGTTTAGATAATCTCCAGATTGGTGTAAATGAATACCACCACCAGACAAACCAAAATCTGCCACAAGTTCAGGTTCATTCGTCATGTATCTTAGATGTTTCGTAAACTCTTGGCTAACCAACTCAGTCATTGCTGTATAGATGTTCTTAGAGAACTTAGTCCAGTTTTGTACTGTACGTTTTTTCTCAATTGCATTATCATACTTTGCATCCAAATCTGAATCATAACCTGGCATATCTTTGAATATGTTACGAGCAACTTCATCAGTAAAGAAGTTATCAATCACTACATGATTGAACGGTTCGGCCGTCTCAAACTTGGACCGTAAAAAGTCCCAATCGAAGTCGTTGATTATTTTCATACATCTGTCCTAAATGTGATGACATCCTCAACTTTGTATTTGTCTTTGTAGAATTTTGATAGAATTGGATCTCTGTCATATTGATGTACAATATAGAAAGGTTCTTTTGTTGTGCCGTCTTTCACCAAGCCATCTTCAAAGACAGGAACTGGCTCAATAATGAAAGGAGCAAAGTGTTCTTTTTCTTCTGGTTTGTTTGTAATGTGTAAATTACAAGACCACGCAGAACTTAATCCAACAAAACGTGTTTCATTTCTGTATGGTTGCCAGTTCAACAAAATGTTATATGCGGCCTGGTCTGCAACCCAATCAGGACGATTGGCTGATAGTTGATACAACATACCACACAAATCTCTAATGTATTCAGATGTACCGGCTAAAGTACCTACATTGAAAACATCTTGGTCTTGAACACCCTCATAAAAGTAGCCACCGAAAGCATTAATGATGTTTTGTCTGTTCCAGTGTTCATTTTTTATTTTGATGGACTCTGAAACAGCAATCATTTTCTTATCGTTGATATTTTGTTCAATCCATTCAGATGGGTTTTTCTGAAAGATCACATCACGCACGTCCGTAGTGATTACATAACGATAGTTGCTTCCTTGTGTTTGTAGGAAGTTATAGATATGTAAGAATCTTTCCATGTGAAAGCCCATACGAACTTGACTTGGTGTACTAATAACAACAAAACCTGCATCGGCTAATTTGTTGTTTGTTTCTTTTGATGAGTTAATTGAGATAATTACTTTATCACCTTTAAAACCACATTCATTTATGGATTGAATCCAAGGTTTGATAGTTTCAAAGTTATAGTTTTTAAATGCACCGATTATTAAGTCTTTTTCCATGGCAAACTTCCATTATATTTTTGTTTCATCACTTCATTACCTTTAACAAAGAAATCTGCTTGTACAGATATTCCTGTGTTACCGGCTCTATAGTTAAGAGTATATAGGCCATTGGTCTGGTGTGTCAAGTTATTTTGTCTTAACACCGCAGTCAAGTATCTATCTACTTCAGGAACGCCTGGTTCTCTTGCTTTGCGGTACCAAATTGGACTTGTTTGTAGTGCAATGTTCCTTGGTAAGAAGAAACAACCAACATCGACAAAGAAGTCTTGTTCATTCAACACCGATGGCCATTTGCCGAGACTTTCACAGTCATCATTACAAACATAATCACCATTAGAGTCAACAATCTTGCGTAAGGAATAAGCCCATGCAAACTTGTTGTTAATAACCTTCATTAGAGATTCAATATGTTCAGGATCAAACCAGTTGTCTTCATCCAAGAAGCAAACATATTCACCACGAGCAAGGTAAATGGATGCACCATAGATTCGGTGTCCATTGAAACGATCCTTGCCTGTGGAGTAGGGTAATTTGATTAGATCAACATGTGGATAGTCCTGTAGGATAGGAGTTGCCCTTGGGTGGTCTCC